GAGCAGGCTGCTGAAGTTGCAACACCTCCTGTGCCGGCGCCCACCTTCGATCTGATCATCCCGGATGGGCTGGTGGGCGATCTCACCCGTTACATGATCGCCACCGCGCGCCGCCCGCAGCCGCTCTTGTCGCTGGGTGCCAGCCTCTGCGCCGTCGGGGCGCTGATGGGCAGGCTCTACCGGACGGAGAGCAATCTCCGTTCCAATCTCTACGTCGTGGGTATCGCCGACAGCGGCTCGGGCAAGAACCACGCCCGCGAAATCGTCAACGAGGTGTTCTTCGAGGCTGGGCTCGCCAATCACTTAGGGGGAAACAAGATCGCCTCGGGCGCCGGGCTGCTGACTGCGTTGCATCGTCAGCCTGCTATCCTGTTCCAGATCGACGAGTTCGGCATGTTCCTCTCGGCCGCGGCGGACCGGAAGCGCTCGCCGCGGCACATCACTGAGATCCTCGACAACATGACCGAGCTCTACACGGCGGCAGGTGGCATCTTCCTCGGCGCGGAATATGCCAACCGGGACGGCATGAACGAACGGCGTGACATCGTCGAGCCCTGCCTCTGCGTCTATGGCACAACGACGCCCCTGCACTTCTGGGGAGCGCTACGGGGTGCAAACGTAGCGGACGGATCGCTGGCCCGCTTCCTGATCCTGCCCAGCGATGAGGACTACCCGGATGAGAATCTCGCCGCAGGCCTGCGCCAGCCCCCGGCGGGGCTTATCGATGGCCTGCGGTGGATCGCCGATGGCGGGGGCCGCCAGCGTGGCAATCTCGTCGGCAAGACCTCGGGTTCAGGCACGGCCGTCGATGCCGTGATCGTGCCGATGACGGAGGATGCCAAGACCTGCTTTGCTGCGCTCAGCGGCGAACTGACGGTGGAACTGCGTTCTGCCGCGGGAACGGCGTTCACCTCGATCCTTGCACGCATCGGCGAAAATGCCATGAAGCTCGCCCTGATCGTTGCCGTTGGGCGGGATCCCGTGCGGCCCGTCGTAGAGTTGGGCGACGCCGAGTGGGCCATCCGCTTCGTGCGTCACTTCGCCGGCCGCACGATGGAGGCCGTCGACCGGCATGTTGCGGACACGGAGGCAGAAGCTCATGTCAAGCGTCTCCGGGAGATCATTCGTGCTGCCGGCAGGAATGGCCTTACCAAGTCGGAGATTACCCGTGCTTCGCAGTGGCTCAAGGCGCGAGACCGGGATGACACGCTGGTGACGCTGATCGAGAGCGGTGATATCAAGACGGCGATGCGCGGTTCCGCGACGAAGAAGGCGATGGTCTTCCTGGCGACGAGGTAGAGTGTTGAGCCCGAATCCTTCAACCGTCGTGAAACACGAATTGAAGCATTCGAGTAAGCTAGCTAGCTGAACTGAAAGGAGAATTACGAATCCTTCAAATCTTTCAATCTTTCAAGAGGACACCTGTCCATATACGCATGTTCGCGCGCGATATAGATAGTATGACACCTGCTTATTGAATGATTGAAATATTGAAAGATTATATAATAACTATAGAATACAAGACCTTAGAGCGGGAAATCTTTCAAACGGCCGTCTTGAAGGTTTTGAAGGATTAGCGGAGCGACCTGCGTCACCCCGTAACCGACCTGACCAGACCCCTTTCGGGTCCGGGCGATGCGCCTCCCTCACCGGACAGCGGCTTCGCCCCGGCCGCCAACCCGAAGAGGAGGTCGTCATGACCCAACCCACCGACCATACCGCGAGCATTCTCGCACTCGATCTCGGCAGCACCACAGGGTGGGCTGTCAGAACCAGCCGCTGCCGGATGCTGCACGGAACCGCCGAGTTCCGTGAAAGTCGCTTTGAAGGCGGCGGAATGCGCTACCTGCGCTTTGGAAAGTGGCTCGACCAGACTCTGGATATCACCGGCGGCGTCGATGCTGTGTATTTCGAAGAGGTACGCCGCCACATCGGCACCGACGCGGCACATGTGTTTGGGGGTCTGCTCGCCACGCTGACTGCCTGGTGCGAGGAGCACCGCAGGCCATACAGCGGTGTGCCTGTCGGAACCATCAAGCGCTTCGCCTGCGGCAAGGGCAACGCGAGCAAGGACGAGGTCATCGCCGCAATGCGCGCCCGCGGATTCCAACCCGCCGATGACAACGAGGCGGATGCGATCGCCATCCTACTCTGGGCTCTCGAGACGAACGGGGGTGTCGCATGAGCACTCCAGCGGAAATGTTCCTGAAGCATGTTGCGAACGTCATCGCCGAGCGCAGCGCCCAGTACGGGGATGCCCAAACCTCCATGGCAGTGATTGCCGCCCGCTGGTCGGCAACGCTGGGGCGGGAGATCACCCCTGCGCAGGTAGTCCTCTGCCTCCTCGACCTGAAGCTGGCGCGCCTTGCGCACGACCCGGCCCACGAGGACTCGGTAGTCGATGTGTGCGGCTACGCGGCGCTCCTCACCGAACTCACCAAGATCCCCGAACAGGAAGGACGCTGAACCATGGCACCCGGACGCAAGCGGAAACCCGGCAAGCGCTACGCCTGTGGCAAGCGCACAAGGCAGGAAACGGAGAGGGACGCCATGAGCACGGTGATCGAGGCGAGGCGCCGCCACTTCGGCGTCACCGCGAAGCAGGCAAAGGACGAGCGGCTCGGTACGGCGCTCGGCCGGCTTGCCTTCCGCAACCTCATCAGCGAGACGCAGTACCAGGCCGGAGTCGCCTTCGCCGAGCTGTACCAGCAGCATCATGCGGTGATCGGCCTGCCGTCGCCGAGCCCCCGATCTGTCGCCGGGCTGCTGATCAATGAGGGCATCTTCGGCGCCAGCCCCAGCGAACCAGTGCTGGAGGTCATCGAGAGGCTGAAGCGCCGGTTCAACGACGCTACCAATGCGCTGGACGCCTGTGACCGCGAGCACCGAATGTCAGGGGGCAGGCGTCCGACGCTGCTGGTGTACCGTGTCATCTGCACGGATGAGGATGCGATGCACTGGCCGGAGGAGGACATCGGGAACCTGAGGGTGGCACTCAATGCGCTGGTGCGGCTGTTCCGGCTGTGAGCTCAGAGAAGAGGCCGAGCACTCACAGTCTGGTGAGGCTCGGCCAGTTGATCAGGTCAGTCAGCTACCAGGGTCCATCTGCAAGCCGCGGTTAAGCGAAAGCGTTATGCTTGCCGAGCTATTACGGTTCGGGTATCGAGCAGCATGCGGGAAAATAAAACTGCAACATTCGGGATCGGTGCTCTGATCGGCACACTGGGTGGGCTGATCGGGCTGGGCGGGGCCGAGTTCCGCCTACCCCTCCTCATCAGCTTGTTCGGTTATGCGGCTCTGGAGGCCGTGATCCTGAACAAGGCCATGAGTCTGGTCGTCTTGGCCTTCGCGCTACCGTTCCGCGCCAGCAGCGTTCCGCTGGCAGAGGTGGCGAGCCATTGGCCGGTGATCCTCAACCTCCTGGGCGGTAGCCTCGTTGGCGCCTGGCTGGGAGCTGGGTGGGCCACGATCCTCAAGTCCGAGACGCTCTACAAAGTCATAGCCATTCTGCTGGTGGGCATCGCTGGCGTGTTGCTGTTCGGTCATGAAGCACATTCGAACGGTGCGTTGTTCGCTGGGACAACTCTGATCGTGGCTGGTCTGGTGGCGGGCTTCTGCATCGGCATCGTCGCCTCCCTTCTGGGTGTCGCCGGAGGAGAGCTCCTCATCCCCACGCTGGTCCTGCTCTTCGGTATCGATGTGAAGCTGGCCGGTAGCCTGTCTCTTGCGGTGAGCCTGCCCACGATGATCGTGGGCTTCACGCGCTACAGCCGTGATCGGAGTTTTTCCGTTCTGCGTTCCAGTAAGGCCTTCGTGTTGATCATGGCGGCAGGCTCCATACTGGGTGCCTTCATCGGTGGCCGGCTTCTGGGTGTGGTGCCAAGCGCCGTTCTTCTGCCGCTGCTGGCCGTCATCCTTCTGATGTCCGCAGTCAAGGTGTGGTGGCACACTTGAGCACTGAGATTGGTTTGAGAGTCGCTTGGTAAGCGAGAGTAACTGATAACAAACTTATTCAGAAAAATATGAGTTTAGTTGAAAAAGACTGTTGACACGATTCAGTGACGCGACTAGAAGTTCCGATATTGAAAGATCA